AACGGTGAACGCCAGATGCGCGCTGGCCCTGCGACTCACGGCCGCCGAGAAGCGGGCGCTCCTGCACTTCGCGGAAACGGGGCGTGGCTTCGACGACTACGGCATCTACCGCTCGGCACCCCTGCGGGCCGCGCTGGACAAGTTGCACGCAACACTGGCCCGCGCGTCGTCGGCTGGCCCGACGCCGCACACCACGAAGGGAGCGAAGGCATGAACCAGAGACAGCGAGACAAGGAACTGCGGGACCGTATCGCACTCATCTGCGATGCGGTTGACCACGCCGAGCCGTCGCGGTTGCTCGCGCGTTGGCGGAAGGACGGCCCGGACGAAGCCGCATTGGAGGCGATGCGCTGCGCTATCAAGAAGGTGGACGGCTCAGTTGACCACACGACCGACGCGCTCGCCGCAGCCTTCGAGGCGGGGCTGCGGGCCTTCACTCGACCGAAGCGGGCGGCCCCGGCGCGGGCACCCGACACGAAAGCGAGGAAGTGAGATGGGCAGGACGATGACGGCGACGCCACCCGTTACCGGTGAGGCAGCTAGGGTCATCGAGCGGGAGATCGTGAGAGGAACACCGAACACGCCGGAGCGGATCGTGACGATTCGGCGCGCTGATGAGGTATTTCGCCAAGCAAGCTCGCAGACCAACGGCAAGCAACCCCAATAGCCTTGTCGTTTCTCGATACGTTAACAGCTGAGATCATGCCCCCGGCGTTCACCGCCGGGGGTTTTGATTGCGGGGAACAGGAACTTAGCGACTACCTCTGCGATGGTACGGCGCGCAGGGACCAAGAGGCCGGCATGGCGCGCACCTACCTTGTTCGGAGCAGCGGGGAACTGATCGGGTACTTCAGCGTGCTCGCGGACGCCATTCGGCTTGATACGAGGGAGCGCCCCGAGGGCTGCTGCTACTCGTCCGCCCCGTCACTGAAGCTCGGGCGGATGGGAGTGTCCAAGGGCAAGCAGGGAAGTGGCGTAGGATTCTGGATTCTTGACTACATCGTGGGCATGGCGCGAGCCATGTCATCCCAGGTCGGCATCCGTTACGTCACGCTCGACGCCCTCAAGAAGCCAACGCTTGTGGCCTGGTACAAGAGATACGGCTTCGTGGAGAATAGGGGCCACGAAAAGGGCCTTGCGCGCCTCCTCAGACTCCGGTCGCGGGACGAGCTTGGTAACCGCTCCGTTGTCCGTGGCCATCGAATTGCCTCCTAGGGCCATTCTTGGTACATTCAAGCCACGCGGGGCCGTTCGGGGGGCGGTTTCCCACCCCCCAAGGCGACCCGCGTTTAGGGGCCTTTTCAGACTTTCACATGCACCACCCCCTAACTGGGCGGTGACTCGGACTCCTGCCAGGGATCGTCCCGAGTCACCGCCGCTCTTTTCCTGGTAGTCCTATCATAGACCCCATATAACGCAGATGGCGCTCAACGTCCGCGCCCTCGTCGTAGGCGATGCGGCGCTCGCGGCCTCGCGCGCCCCGGCGCCGGAGCCGACAGGGTGAGGGCAAACCTCTTGACCGCCAACAGCTTCGTTCCCATATTCGCTCCTGTGAGAGCGCGATGCGGATCCTCAAGCGGTGCCCCAACTGTGGGTTCCAACAGGACCCTGACGAGCTGGAGGCTCGGTGTCTGAACTGCAATGCGAGCCTGCTGGTCTTGCCGGAGGCGTCGCCCACGGGCAACCGCATCGTGCGCTTCCTGATCGCCGTGCTGGAGAAGGCCGCGTAGGGCCTGGGGTGCAGCGCACCGTGCCTCAGGCCCGCGCTGCCTCGTAGGGCCGACCCCAACCCCCGCCTGCCCGCCTCGAGGGCGCACAGCCGGGACCGAGGAGCGGAGAGAGTGAAGCGATGGGTCTGACGACCACGGAAGTTCTCGCCCGCACAACTGCCCTCACGAAGCGGGATGTTGAGGTAGCGAAGCTCGAACGCGACCTCTCCCGATGGCTCACCGACGCTCTGGAGTCTCTGGTCGTGCGGGGCCAGGGCCCACCTGTCGAGATCCCCCGCTGGTTCCAAGATCAAATCGTCCGCGGTGTCATCCTGTGTGTCACGGTGACGGTCCAGTGACCCCGAAGCCCCGCCCACCCAAGCGCCGCGCCGGTTCTCGGCGAAAACTCCGGCGAAACTCCGGTCTGAAGCGTCGGCAATCCCACGGCGGGGCGCTCCAGACGGGCAATCCCGGCAATGCTGGCGGTGGTCGCGACACGAACGAGTTCAAGGAAGCCTGCCGCGCGGCTCTGACGCGGGTGGACGCGGCTGGCATCGCCGAGTCGATCGCCAAGAACAAGCGCAAGGCCGCCCGGGACCGCCTCGCGGCGCTCGCTTGGCTGGCTGACCGCGGGTACGGGAAGGCCACCCAACCCGTCTCGGGGCCGGAGGGCGGCCCGATCCATGCCCGAGTCACCGTCCACTTCGCCTGAGCCGCCCCGTGCGGCTGAGACGATCCTGGACGTCGAGGCGTGGCTCCCCAAGTACGCCAAGGTGCTCTTCGAGCCTCATCGTTACATCAGCCTCTGGGGCGGCCGTGGGGCTGGCCGGTCGTGGTCGGTCGCTCGGGTGCTCCTGCTTCGGGCCGGCGACCAGCCGATGCGCGTCCTGTGCACACGGGAGTTCCAGCAGAGCCTCAAAGACAGCGTGCATCAGCTCCTCCGGGACCAGATCGCGCTGTTGAACCTCCCTGGCTTCGTGGTCACCGACCGGGAGATTCGCCACGACAACGGCAGCACATTCGTCTTCCTGGGGCTCCGCCACCATCCCGAAAGCGTGAAGTCGCTGGAGGGCATTGACGTCGCGTGGGTGGAAGAGGCGGAGATGGTGCCCGAGGCGTCCTACAAGCTGTTGATTCCGACGATCCGCAAGCCCGGCTCCCAGATCATCCTGACGTGGAACACCAACTTGGAGACGGACGCCACCTACCGCCGGTTCGTCCTGACCAAGCCGCCGGGGTGCGTCTCCCGCAAGGTCGGCTGGCGCGATAACAAGTGGTTTCCCGATGCGCTGCGGAAGGAGATGGAGTACCTGGAGAGCGTGGACCCCGAGTCGGCCGCTCACGTCTGGGGCGGCGAGCTGCGGAAGTCGTCGGCCGCCCAGGTCCTGCATGGCAAGTGGGTCATCGAAGCCGTGGATCCCCAGGAGTCGTGGAGCGGCCCATATTTCGGCGCCGACTTCGGCTTCGCCGAGGACCCGTTCGCGATGGTGAAGTGCTACGTCGCCGAGGACGAGCTGCACATCCAGGATGAGGTCTATCGCGTCGGGCTCGGGCTGGACCAGACGGTGGCGGCCTGCACCGAGGCGATGCCGGGCTGCGAGCAGTACGTCATCCGGGCCGACAGCTCGCGGCCGGACTCGATTGACTATCTTCGACGCCACGGCCTGCCGCGCATCATCGGGGCCGCGAAAGGGTCGGGCTCGGTGGAGGACGGGATTGCCCATCTGCGCAGTTATCGCCGCATCGTGGTGCATCCGCGGTGTAAGAACTGGATCGCGGAGGCCCGCACCTATTCGTACAAGGTGGACGAGCGGTCGGGGGATGTCCTGCCGGTGCTCAAGCCGGGCAACGAGCATCTGGTCGATAGTACCCGCTACGCTCTAGAACCGATGATTCGCGCGCGCACGGCCGCGCTGCAGGCGCCCGCCCCACCCCGCCGGCACGTCCGCTCGCTGGCGACGGAGGCAACGTGAAGGCTCTCACGGTTGAGCGGTGGCCGTTGATGATCTCTGGCTATCGCCGCCCTCTGGGCCGACACCTGCGCGTCGTCCGGCAGGATTACGAGTTAGCACGCTACTGGGTCGCGCCAACGTGGATCGCATGGCTCTACCGCGCGCTCCCCAACTCGCTCTGGTTGAACGCTGCGGCAGGCAAGCCGGCGGGTGAGTGCTTCATCGGCTGGGGCCTCGGAGCGCCAACATGGAGGATAGGATTTGTGGATGCCAAGCAGTCAGACATGGGCGGCCGTGCATACTTCTTTCTGGAAATCGGCTATCGCCGCTGGGTCGCTGAACTCTTCACCCGGTACGGCCAAGCCATCGTGCGGCGCGCGGACCCATGAGCGGTCCCGGCTGCCGTCCCGAGGATCCGGCCACCGACGAGGAAGCGGACGAGGACGAGCCGGAGCCGATGAAGTGAGTACGCGCATGGAGTTCGTGGGCGGCCCGCTTGACGGGCAGTCAATGGAGACCTCGCAGCCGCACGACTTCGACGCGATGCTCGACAACGGGCGAGT